TTAAAACATTCTTTTGCATACCACCACCATATATAAATTATGCTAAAGCGTCTGTCAAATCCCAAGTTGTATTTGCTTCATTCCAAACGTAATGCCAGCTATGAGTAGATGCTTCGTTTTGTGAAGTCTGTTCTTCAGTTAAAGCAGGAGCATCACCAAGAGGTGATTTCCAAGAAGCTGAATCATTATGTTTTACCCATGAAGCATATGGTTTTTTAGGCCAAAAGATTTGATCATCTTCGTCCCAAGTATAACCTATACCTGCATAGTTTCCTCTAAAAGGTGTTCCACCATCTTTATGTGTATTACCTGATGTATTGTAAGATGTTTGAATCCACATTTGTGCAGGCCAATTATTATGTGTCTCTAAATATTGTTGACCTACTGATTCATCCTCTACACCATCAGCGTTTAGCATATCAGAATTATTCAAAGTTAATACTTGAATAACTTTTCCGTTTGCTCCTAGTTTTGCGAAATGTGCCATAATTAACTCCTATTATATATTATAAAATTAAATCATTCAACTACTGAAATTTATATCTAATAACAACAATTCCTGATCCACCAGCTCCACTTGTATTACCTGGATTAGAACTTGAGTTACCAGTAGTTCCACCCCCACCACCAGTGTTAGCTGTTCCTGCAACTCCATTGCAGCCACCTGCAGCTCCCCCACCACCTGCACCACCTGGTCTAGGTCCTTGGTCTCCTGCGCCACCTCCACCACCAGCTCTTGTTACAGGTGATCCTGTTATAGATGAGGCCACACCATCTCCACCAGTTCCACCTCTACCTGGTACTGGAAACCCTTGTGCGTCTTGTCCTGCTGCTCCTGCTCCACCACCACCACCTGAACCAGCATTTGTGCAGTAATTACCATTACCGCCATTATTACCTTGAGGAGGACTTACAGGAGGAGTATTACCACTTCCACCTGATTGATTATTGTGACTACCACCCCCACCAGATCCACCATTTGCACCATTGCCAGTAGTACCAGCACCACCACCTGTTGATGTTACTGTTGAAAAAATTGAATTATTTCCATTATTTCCACTAACAATCCCCGGGCCGTAAACTACAGCTGCTCCTCCTCCTCCAACTGTAATTGGATAAGCTTGAGCCGTCACTGTAATTTCTGTTCCTCCTGGATTACCATTTAATGGACTTGCTGAATAAGAATCAACTGGACTTTTATATTCTCTAAACCCTCCTGCACCACCTGAACCTTGTCTGTCACCAGCTGCTCCTGATCCACCACCAGCTACAACTACGTATGATATCACGTTATTTGGTGCACACGCTCCACTAGCTGCGTTTGTTACTGTAAAAGTTCCTGGACCTGTAAATGTGTGAATTTTGTAATCTCCATCTTCTGTTATTGTTCCACCTGTTGCCACAAGTGATGTATTTGCTACGTTTGATGTATTTCCAGAAAATACTGTTTGCCATCCTGTTGTTGCATCTACGTAAACAAATTGAATTGCTGAATTAGCTTTTGAAATAGTAATATTAGAAGTTCCACCATTTATATTAGAACTATTTCTTGCTACTGTAATAGCATTTGTTGATGCATTACTATTATAATCAGAAACACCAACCACATTTCCTGAACTTGGTGAGGCAGGTAAAGTTACAGTTATAGCTCCTGATGCTGTATTTACAAAATACCCTACTCCAGACACTGCTGTAAATGCAGCTGTCTTAGGTGTTGTGTCCCAAGATATTTCTCCTGTTGAACCAAAACCTGCTGCCGTACCATTATTAGTGATCGTTGCACCAGCAGGAATTGTAATAGTGTCACCACTATCTCCTAACTGGACTGTACCACAATTTGTTCTTGGACTAATTTTATTTACTTTTACTTCACTCATAATATTTTCCTACTGAAATTTGTACCTTATCACAACTATACCTGAACCTCCACCACCACCTAATTCACCTAATCCACCTGCACCACCACCACCTGTATTAACAGTAGCTGCACCTCCAGGTGCATCTCCACCACCACCTGTACCACCTACTCCGTCTGGACCACCTCCACCAGCTCCACCTCCTCCACCACCTGCTCTTGTAACAGATGAACCTGTAATTGAAGTTGCTACACCGTTACCACCATTTCCACCTTGACTTGGAGGAGTAACAGCAGCAGCACCTGCTCCACCACCTCCACCACCTCTATTTGGTGAACTAGATCCAGCTGATCCGTTGTTACCTTGTGGAGGACTAACAGGAGGTGTATTTCCTGATCCACCAGAAGAATTAGTATGTCCGCCACCACCACCTGATCCTCCAGTATTACCTGGTGTTCCGTTTCCTGATGCTCCCCATCCACCACCTGTTGATGTAATTGTAGAAAAAATTGAATTAGACCCATTATTTCCTCTAACGTTTCCAGTTGGTAATACTGCTCCTCCTGCACCTACTGTAATTGGAAAAGCTGTTGCTGTAACTGTTACTGCAGTTCCTCCTGGATTACCGTTTAAAGGACTAGCTGTGTAAGGAGTTACAGGGGATTTATATTCCCTAAAACCTCCTGCTCCAGCACCAGCACCTTCTTCTCCTGAAGGATGTCTTGGAGCGCCACTACCACCTCCTGCAACTACCATATAACTTACTACGTTATTTGCTGCACAGGGGTGAACTTGTGATACACAGAAAGTTCCTGGACCAGTAAAACTATGAATCTTGCAATTTCCACAAGTTGTAATTGTTCCACCAGTTGCTACGATAAATGGATTACCTGTTATATTTGAAGTTGAATCTTGAACGTTTTTCCAACCCTCTGTATCATCTACATAAACAAAAGTTACCGATTGTCCTTCTGTACTTAAAGTGTTTGAAGCAGCAATTCCACCGATTTTTTGAGATCCATTAGGTGCTACTGTTAAAGCGTTTGTTTGAAAAGTGTTTGTATAATCTACTACAGATACAATGTTACCTGCAGTTCCTGCTGGTAAGTTCATAGTAAAAGCGCCACCAGAAGTATTTGCAAAATAACCCTCACCATTAGCAGCTGTGAATGTAGCTGTTTTAATATCTCCTGTTTGCCAATCAACGGTCCCCGTTCTACCAAAACCTGTTTGTGATGCACCTGATGCTAAATTAATAGTATCGCCTGATGCACCTAATGTGATTGTTGTTCCACATTGGTTTATAATATTTCCACCATCTGCTGCTTGTATGTCATCTGCTTTTACAACTGAACCACTGATCGTAGTTGTTGCACCGCATTTAGTGACTACTGCACCGCCGCATTGGTTTTCTATGTTATCTACTTTTATTTTACTTGCCATAATTTTTACCTATTGAAATTTGTACCTTATAATTACTATACCTGAACCACCTGCACCAGAATTACCTGCTCTTGTTCCACCTCCACCACCACCAGTGTTTGCAGTTCCTGCTTCACCGCATGCAGTAGAAAATGGTGGTGCATTAGTAAAACCATCTCCACCACCACCTGCACCACCAGGCCCTGAATGACAACTACCAGCACCACAACCACCACCGCCACCACCAGCATAGTATCTTGCAGATCCTACTGGACCATCTGCAACTCCTGTTGCAGAGTTTATATTTGAATAAGATCCATCTCCACCACCTGATCTAGGACTAGTTGATGGTAAACTATCAAAACCTGCTTGACCTGCTCCACCACCACCTGTTCCACCAACAGCTGCAGGAGTAGGTGCTGCGGGATTAGTTCCTCCAGGTTGACCTTGAGGTGGACTTACGGGTGGGGTATTACCTGTTCCACCTGCAGCAACATTATTTGCTCCACCACCAGAACCACCATTAACACCTATGTTGCTACTAGGAGCTGAACCACCGCCACCTGCTCCACCTCCTGCAGATGTTATTGTTGAAAAAACTGCATTTGAACCACTATTACCTGGCCCGTCAGATGAAACAGGTGAACCTCCTCCACCTACTGTAATTGGATATCCTTGAGCTGTAACAGGTAATGCTGAAACAGGAGAACCTAATGGAGACACTGCATAACATCCACTAGCTGTACCTCCAGATATTCTCATACCTCCACCACCTCCACCACCTGATCCAAAATTTCCACAAGCTCTACCTGCTGATCCACCGCCAGCTACTACTAAATAATCTACAGTTCCAATATCTCCAACTTGACAAACTGTAAAAGTCCCTGGCCCTGTAAATGTGTGTATTTTATAATCTCCACAAGTTGTTTCTGTTCCTCCTGATGCAGTAATGAATGTCACATTAGATTTGTCTGCTTCTTTCCCTGCATGAACAACTTTCCATCCTCTTGTTCCATCCACATAAATAAATGTTAAAGCTATTCCATTATTTTGTATTGTTAAATCTGTAGCTGATCCTTCTATGTTAGAACTATTTCTTGCTACTGTAATATTATTTGTAATAGAAGTATTTGCATAATCTGAAACTGAAACGATATCTCCCGCACTAGGTGATGCAGGTAGGGTTACTGTAACTGCACCTGAAGTCGTATTAACAAAATAACCATTACCACTCACAGCAGTAAAACTAGCAGTCTTTGCTGTAGTGTCCCAATCAACAGTTCCAGTTCTACCAAAACCTGTTTGACTACCATTATTAACAACAGTAGTTCCAGAAGGAAAAGTTATCGTATCTCCTGAAGCACCAACTGTTAAATTAGTTCCGCATTGTGGTTCGATTGCATTTACTTCTATCTTACTCATTAAATAATTACCAACGTTCCTGTTACTGTTTGTGTTCCAGTAATAGTTACTGGTCCTGCTAATACGCCTGAATCAAGAGTTTGATCTTCATCTAATGTTGATGCATGAGTTACAACATAACCTGTTGCTTCCATTACTGGTGACATTGCTTTCTTTGCAGGTATTGTGCAAAAGACTTCTTTTTCTCCTGAACCAAAATCAATTTTAGCTGTGGTACCTAAGTTATTACTTATCACTGTGTCTCTTGAAAGAGTGTCTGTTGCAGCATCGGTTACTGTACCAATACCAACTTCAAACTTATCTGTGCCAGTTTCAGCAATACAGTAATACGTAGTATTAGTATCGCCTACACCAGCTACAAATGTTATAAAGTCCTGTGAAGCACCAGCTAGGTCTAACGTTCCCGTTCCCGAGGTAGTGCTTGTCTCTTTAACTCTATCGTTAATGACAAGTGCCATCTAAACCTCTCTTACGTTAATCTTAATATTGCTGCAGATGTTGTAAATGCAGGGAACTGAATTGTAAATGTTCCTGCAGTTGCAGTTTTATCTCCACCAAAATCTAAAACACATACGGCATCAGTAGTACCTGAACCACCGTCAGTTGTTGTATTATAAATTAAAGCTCCTCTAGCTGTTAATGTAACTCCAGTAAAAGATAAGTTAGCAAAATTAGTAATTGCCACCGCTGAAGATACTTTTACACCTTGATTAACAAGTGCTTTACCACCTGCTGTATAACCAGATGAAGATACTTCTTCAGATGTAGTATAGTTTTCAGTTGATGCACCTAAAGTTGCTTGAGATGTATACATCGCTAATTTATATGTATCAGATGATGTATCAAAGTCGTGTTTTCCTTGAAGTAATTCTTTTTTAAAAGAATTACAAATTGCGTTAGTAGTTATAGCCATAATAGTTCTCCTTTAATTTTATGGTGATGGTGAAGGTACTTGAACTCTAGGTACCCCATCATCGTATTCTGCTCGTCTTCTTCTCCCCATTTGTTGGAGAGCAAAATTCTGTACACCTTCATTATACTTACTTTTATATAGATTGTACATATCCATAGGTCCTTTTAAGAACGCATATGCTTCAGTTAAAACTCCATCTAAAAGCATTCCTTGTTGGTATTCTGATAAATAAGTTGTGTTAGTAGAGGTAAAACTTGGTGGTGTAATAATATAATTTAATTGAACTGCATACGCTTGATCTGGTGTAGGTGCAACTACAATAGATGATTCATCCCAGTTAGCATAATATTTAGGTAATCCCGTAGCACCGCTTCCATTATATTCTGTTATAAAACTAGTATCTCTTTTCTCCATAAAAGTTCTATCTCCTGTTTGATCAGTGGTGCTAAACACTTGAAGAGATCTAATAACTAAAAAATCTGCAGGAGTAATTAAATATCTTTTATTGGCAGTGAATGATGAAGTTGCATATTTTCTTGTGTCATCATAATCTACGGCTCCTGCAATATTTAATTCTGTGTTTCTAATAAATTGACCAATAATAGTATCGCTTAAAACATTACTATCTACTTCAGTAAAATTTCTTACTTGTGTTAAAAAATCTGAATAACTTATAGCCATTATGTAATACTCACTGTAACTGATTTAATTTGCATTGATAATTGTCTTCTTCTATTTTGTAATGATGGATCTGCAGGAATCATAGCACTTGTTCCTTGAGTTATAAAAGCAAAATCTCCAGG